TCAATCGAGACACGTGTTTGCAGGCTGGTTTCAGCCGATGTGGCGCGAGAGACTTCATCGGACACAGCAGTTGACAGACTGGTTTCGGCTGATTTGGCGCGTGATTCTTCAATCGAGACACGGGTGTCCAGGCTGGCTTCGGCTGATGTAGCGCGTGAGACTTCCGCAGATACAGCAGTCGAGAGGCTGGTTTCGGCTGATTTAGCGCGTGATTCTTCAATCGAGACACGGGTGTTCAGGCTGGCTTCGGCTGATGTGGCGCGAGAGACTTCATCGGATACAGCAGTTGACAGACTGGTTTCAGCCGATTTGGCGCGTGATTCTTCAATCGAGACACGTGTTTGCAGGCTGGTTTCAGCCGATGTGGCGCGAGAGACTTCAGCCGAAACAGCAGTAGACAGGCTGGTTTCAGAGGATTTGGCGCGTGAGGATTCCGCGGATACATCGCGTTTCGCTGCGATTTCGTTTGATAGACCAGCATCAGGAGAACCATAGTAACTGCGTACGCCGGGCACAGTATCATCCCATTTCAGTGAGATAGAATCACCAGAGTAGTTTGTAATGTTTGTAACTTGCACTTCATATGCTTTCAGCAATGAGGCTGACATGATATCGGCTGTAATTTCGGTACTTACACTACCACCATCTGTACCTCTCAATACTTGTAATTTGGCTGTGGCACCTAAAGACAGATCCAATGTTGTTGCGATTTGGTTATCGGCTTTGTTGTAAAGTTGCACCTTCCGGTCCTGGATTTTGAGTTGCTGAAACGACATGTGGGTTTATATCAGGATATAAGATTTTTTTTTATGGAGCGTCATGTAAATTTTGAATTTGATCCAAATTTTACATAAATAGATTTTACGCACCCGTATGGTTTGCGGCTGCACCATATTTACATTCGTAAAAAGAATCTGTATTGAATTTTATCGCCATTTTTAACGCCATTTTGTTCCAATGTTTTGGTATTATCTAATACAATCTCTTTGTCAGATTCAATCAGAGTTTCTTCAAATGTAGAACCGGGAGACACTCCGAGCAATCCATCGACCATATCGGCTAATTGTTGCGGTGTTTGATTTGATTGAATTGTTACATTGAATTGTTTTCCTAGATAAGGCGCCATTATGGTTGCAATTTCAAGTGGTGTGATTGGTTTTTGGGGACGAACGCCGCCTGCAACGTTAACATTCAAAGTAATGAGAGACATTTTCTAACTGAGTATAGAAAATAAACGCTCCTAAAAACGCACATCTTGTAACCCGGAAGAATCAATTTCAGTTGGACTTTTGAAAATGCCGGGGATTTAGTGCATAGTTACAATAGTAAATTAAAAATCATGAATATTTTATAAATTTTATGAAAATAAAAATTCATAAAATTTATAAAATTATGTGTATATACTCAGAATCCAAATGTAGATGTGCTCGCCAACATAGGACGCACGGCTGTGGTCGGTGCATAATCCGCTTTGCATTTTATATTCGGTTCTGGGCATGGTGCACACATAGCCGCTGGGCACGCCGGGCATGCTTTTGGTTCTGGGCATTTTACAACTGGGCAACGTGGACGCGGGCATGGTGGGCATTCACCTATCTTGCATGGTTTGCTGCATGTACTAATACATGGTGGGCACTGTGGCACAGATGATTTCAATACATATTTCGACATATCAGGCAATGGCGGGCATTCCGTTTTCAACATATATTTAGACATATCAGGCATGGGTGGGCACGGTGGAACAGATGCTTTCAGCACCCATTTCGAAGGATCGGGTTCAGGACATGTCGGGCATGGTGGGCATTTTGGACGTTCAGGAACGGGTGGCGCTGGGCATGGGCATGGGCGAGATTTTGTGCAGCGGTCACATACAACGCCGGCTGATACATCCACAAATGATTCAGCGGTAAAACGTTTTCCATATACAAAACCTAAATAAAATACAATTCCTATTGCAATAAGCAAAAGTATGCTATTCAAAAATGTAAATGTAATCTTCATTTCCTATATCGGGAAAAGAATAAAGCAGTGGTAGGTGGAGGGCACTCAGCGCCGCATTCAACCGGATCCCTGTGTTCATCGCACAATTCAAGTAAGATTGGCGGCTCACTACTTCCTACATCATAGTTGCCCTGAATTTTTGAGTAGGATCATATTTTGGGCATCCAAACATTTCTGGATACCAACTTCCCCATGTATCACCTAGACGATTGCATATCATTGTGAAATTCCCTTTCCAACTATAGTCGGGGCTCACTGCATCAGGATTTGTAATACATCCGAATTGTGCAGGATCACCTAAATTTGCACCACGAACTTGACGACACAATTCCTGTGAACGTTTTTTATAATCTGCACCTCCAACAACACTATCGTCAAAGGCTGAAGCCGATGCACGACGTTGAATTGTATCATCATTCATTATAAATCCGGGACGAATAAATACATCAGGACTGGTATTTTTCGACGGATTTAGAATTGCATTGCCTGATACTGTATCACGAACAGATGATGCGGATGCCATTTGTTGTATAGATGGATACTCTGCGGATGCATTTGTGCGGGAATATGTTGTATCAGGACGTTCATAAACTGCGGCTTGCATTGATGAACTACCTTCAGGTGCAATCAGTGTATTAATTGTTTGCAATTCTTTCATGAACATAGTATACATTTCTTTACTAATTGGTGTCTCGCTAACAGCAAGCGCAGATAGACGACGTTCAATTGCTTCCATACGTTTGACTAAATTATCACGTGCTGCTAATTTCGGATCATATTCCAATTTTACTTCCAAATTCCATTTCAAATATTTGGCACTATCTAATAGACCATACAATGCATTTGCATCCATGCCTGGAATTGGTGTCGGTGCTACATGGGCTTGTAATCCATCTGCTAATTTCGCACGTGGTTCAATCAATGGTAATAGCGACTTGTCATCTTTGATTTGTTTCAAAAATGCAGCAGCCGTAGTTGGATTTATGGGTACATCTTCTAATTTCATTTCTTTGCGTTCAACTGCACCAATCAAATCACGAATATCGGCTGCAAGTTTTTCAAGTTGTGTTTGACGGGCTAGAAGTGTAGCAGAAGTTGAACGTAAATTGGCTAGACGCAATTGTTCTTCATCAATACGCTGTACTAACGTTTGCATTTCTTTCAATGTAATTATACCAGGTGGGCTGGCTACAACAGTCGATTCGTACGATGGTGTTGCTGCTTGCTGCGTCTGTGTGGGTATCGCAGCAGACGCAACAGCCGCAACAGCCGCAACAGCCGCTGCGGCTTTTGTAATTGCTATCAATTCTTGGTATGTCTTTTTGATATAAGCACCTTCTTCTGTTGACATTGTTTGTAATTCAGATTGATATTCATCTGCCATTAATGAATAATATCCCAATTTCATTTGAGTATCAGTATCTGATACATTATATTTCAATTTATCCATATCAACATTTGCCAAACTTTCCATAAACTGTTGAATTATAGATTTAATTTGCGTTGCTTCATCGCTTGTTAATTTTGTAACATTTTGTGGTGCGATTGATGGTGGTGTATATGATCGAATAATTTGTGACAATTCATTTAATTTTGCACGTAATTGAGTGACATTGTTGAATGTTAGTTCACTTGTTTCAGGAGACGCAAGTGCAGATTTCAAATCCTTTTGAATTGATTCCATCATACGACGATACATTGCAATTGAATGTTTTGTTGCAATCGGCAAATTGCTTTGTTTATAATCAAATGTTGCAGCCAGGATAAAGAATGCATCCAATTCATCAAGCGCTGCTTGAATATCCTTTGTTTGTGGTTTCGCGATTGTAGGATTTGATGTTACAGCACCAGGCGTATCTTTAGGAATCGCAGATGATTGTGAAGCAGTAGGAACAGACCCATCAAATCCTTCGCGATTTGCGCACGAATAATATACTATTGCTGAAAGAATTAGAACGCCTAATATTAATACAATAATATTAAGTGTTATTGGAGAAAAAAGCCGTTTTATAGCCAATAATTTCATTATAGGATACTCTCTATCTTCATAACCTATAATTTACAAGCCCAACAAGGGATGCTGTCTTTGCGTATGTACTGTTGCATATCAGGGCATACCGGACATGCTTCTTGTCGAGGACATGTTCGGGGAACAGGTACTTCCACAATACGCTCTTTAATTATTTCCTTAACTGCAGCATCTACTTTTGGTAATGTTTGTTGAAAGACTTTTCCTTGTTGTAGTGCACTACTTGACACTTGAGGATGATTCAGTGGTTGAGGGAGCGATGATTTACCATCGGCTTCCATTGGTTGTTGACGACCTGTATTTGATTCATGTTGGATAGATATAGCAGATGAAGGCATAGATGGGCGAACATCGGGTATGTTTCCAGGTGTACCAATAAGTTGTTCCAAATTTCGCAACATTGTATTTACATTCATCGGGGGTTGCTGTTGTGTTTGCTGTGTTTGCTGTGTTTGTTGTGTTTGCTGTGTTTGCTGCAGTGATGAAACATTATCAAACGCTTCATACATATGACGTACCCATAATGACGGATTTGTGTATATTACAAATCCAGCAACTGCTATAAATACCCAAAATATCATTGAGAAATAATCCCACATATCTATATGTCTCTATTCTATTTGTCATCTTTTTCGTTTCAAAGATAATTTCGTATAATACTTTGGAATTGATATATGTTTTGATAATTTTCGCAATTTGTGTTTTCCTCCACCCCACATTTTTGTATATGGTGCAATTAAAAAAATGACATGCGCTTCTTTCCATCTATCCTGTATATCAAACAATCATAAAATGGCATCATTTATTACGAAATCTGGTTATAAACTCCGTTATAAGGATGACGACGCAATTGAAGTTGGGTTGGATGAAGCCGGACGCGGATGTCTATTTGGTCGACTGTATGTTGGTGCAGTTGTATTCAGTAATGATCTAGAGGATTTTCCTGATGGTGGTGAAATGCTGGATATGATCAAAGATTCCAAGAAACTTTCACACAAGAAGCGTGATTTGCTATATGATTACATTATTGAAAATGCACTTGATACATGTGTCGCATGGGCAGAAGTTGATGAAATTGATCGCGATAATATCTTGCAAGCCGATTTATCAGCAATGCATCGTGCGCTAGATGGGTTGAATGTTCCGGTAGAACGTGTGCTTGCAGACGGAGACCATTGGCGTCCGTATCGCGATACCGAAGGGTTTGCAATTGTAGATGGTGATGCACAATATCTTGCCATTGCGGCTGCTGGTATTCTGGCAAAAGTGTCACGTGACCGATGGGTGGCAGAAATGGTTGCAAAACATCCAGAATGGGAGACGCAATATGGTCTAGGACATAATATGGGATATGGAACGGCTGAACATATGAAAGGATTAGTGGAATACGGCGCAACGGCTCAACATCGCACATCATTTAATCCTGTTCGAGCAACATTGGGATTGCCGCTAAAACAGCACAAAGATAAATCAAAAACCAGCAGCACCAACAGCAGCAGCACCAACAGCAGCAGCACCAACAGAACCAGCAAAGGCGCAACAAATCAATGGATAGGTGTGACTGACGAATAGAATCAATTATAAATGGATTCTATTTGAAAATAAAATATTTATATCGCACAGTTTAGTGTTTGCGGTGGGCGCTGCGGCGGTGTTTACGGCTCGCTTTGCGGTGGCTGCGTTTACCTCCCATCATGTTATTACGGCGGGTATTGCGGCGGCTGTTTTTACGGTGACGGCGTCCGCCAGCCATGTTGTTACGGCGGGATTTGCGGTTTGCGCGGCGGCTCTTGCGGTCTGCACGGCGAGAGTTACGGCGGTTCGCGCGGCGGGAAGCACGGCGTGATTTACGTTCCGCGCGGCGTGATTTGCGTTCTGCACGGCGGCTTTTACGAGCACCACCGACAGCGGGCTTGTTGGCGGCGTTCATTTGTGCGGCGTTCATTTGTGCGGCGTTCATTTGTATATCAAGTGTGAAGAAATTATTGTCAGAGATTCAGGAAAATTTGACATGCTTAAATACACATGATGTGATGTTAACTAAAAACGACACAATGAAAATTTTGTTCTTTGACACGGAAACAAATGGTCTGCCAAAAGATCGTCGGGCTATTCCGCAGCAAATCGATGCATGGCCACGAATTCTACAACTTGCATGGGCGCTTGTTGATATTCAAGAAAATGGAACAATGAACGTATGCGATGCGCGTTCGGTGATCTTGAATCCGGGAGATATCCAGTGGAATTCGGAATCGGCTGCAATTCATGGAATTACGCAAGCGCGCGTACAATCGGAAGGCATTCCGCCAAATCACGCCCTTGAACAAATGAAAACATTGATGCAACAAGCCCATGTGCTTGTAGCACATAATATGGCATTTGATAAACCCATCTTACGTGCAGAGTATTACCGTCTTGATCCATCAGAATCATTTGATTGGTGGACGTCATACGAATATTGTACTATGGAATCTACAAAATATCTTTGTAAACTTCCATTTGCAAATGGTCGACCAGGTAAACCCAGCGATCCATATAAACTTCCAAAACTAGTTGAACTTCATAAATATTTATTCGGGAATCCGGGTGATTATGTCTTTCATGACGCCCTTAATGATGTTCAATGCACAATCGCATGCTTTCGTGAACTTCTTGTTCGACGCCTTGTTGTTCCCTTTGACCAATGGGCGCGCGCACTTCGTGTGCGTGATGCGCCGCGTGATGTGTTGCGCGTCGACGATAAAATGTGATCCAAACATACTGCATCTGCAGTTTGAATCTCGGCTGCACTTGACGGTTTTGTAAAATGCCCACCATCCATATCTAATCCTACAGTCGCATGCCATCCATTTTTACGTAAATGTTTTGCAAATTTCAATACTTCATACGGAAGAACTTGTGCATCATGTAACGCTGTTCGAAGAAGAAAATACGGAGCCTGTGCTGGTGCACGACGGACTATATTATTTGGCGATATCAATTTCAAGGCTTTAAATTCATCTGGTCGACGAATAGGATCTCCAAATTCATCATATTCCAATTGTGTTAATGGAAGTGATGGGTTCGTCGTTGTTCGAAGTACATCTAAATATGGAACTTCCGCGTATACTGCTCCAACCAATTGCGGATACTTTAATCCAATATACGCGGCTAACCATCCACCAGCCGAGCGTCCATACATAATTGTATGTTTTGCGCGTAGTTTGAAACGTTTCTGAACTTCTTTTATAACCGCAGCGGTATCATCAAATGTTGTATGTTTACGTATTGCTGTGCGTCCAGCATCATACCATTCGTCGCCATTATCACGTCCGCCACGTGGCGCCGCAACAACAAGCGCATATCCGTTTTCCAAGTACGGTAACCAACGTAATGGATACCCTGCATATGCAGTAATTCCATATGCGCCGTAGGCTGAAACAATAAGTTTTGATGGGTTTTGTACATGTGATACGTACCAATATGGTATATCTTCATCCTTCACTTTGGATGTGCCATACACAAAATAAGGAAGCGTAAGTAATTCTGGAAATGTCTGCAGCAATGTGTGTAAATCACCGCCTGCTGTATTTAATTCATACAATTGTGAAGGTGCGTTTGGAGTATGATACGCAAATCTGGGTGGTGTATTTGGTGCTGTATAGAAATAAAGTGTGCATGGTGCAACATAATGTGTGAGTTTTTGGAAATGTAATGTTTTTGGATTAAATACATAAATATTCATAACACATGCACTGATTGTAGAAATATAAATTTTGGACTTGTATATAAATGCATCATATACATATTGACGATATTGTAATTTATACAATGTTTTTTCAAATTGCAATCCATTGTTTGTTGCATATATGTTTGAACTGATTGGGAATAATGATCCAGTTGATTCATTGGTTGGTGTTGGTGTTGGTGTTGGTGTTGGTGTTGGTGTTGGTGTTGGTGTTGGTGTTGGTGTTGGTGTGATCCAATTGATTGAAAAGCCGTCTGTGTTTCTTACAATTTGTCCTAATTGCTGTGTTAATGCATTATATCGTTTGACAAATACAGTTGTATCATATGCATGTTGTATTATTTCTACTTGAAATCGTGGATCGTAGTCATAATATATTATTTCGTCGCCACTTTCGCCGCCACCTGATTCAATATGCGTATGTGCAATACCAGGTGTGCGTAGACGATTTTCTGTATTTTGATACCATAAACGATTATATGCAAAACATGCGTTCTCTCCAACATGACTGATTGTATATAAAGGATCGACTTGTCCAAGTCGATACATTGTAAGTTCCAGGTCTTCGCCACCTGATCCAACATCACGAATAATAAAATAATGCTTGGAATCTTGATGTGTCCCAAATTGTTTAATTCCTTTATATAAATAATTATCAATCCACACATTTCGTGTATGGTTAAAAGTACATTGAATATGAATATTTACATCTTGCCAAATATATGTTTGTTGTGCATAGTCGGGTGATTCTGGTAAACCATGTTTGTATACAAATTCAAATGCAGTGGACCATGATTTCGCGTCATCGCGTTTCGAACACCAATGTGCACGTTCATATGCAACAGCATCTTTAAATTCTTTGCTTGCTGGATTTTCTAATTTTGCATACGGATCACGCCATCGCGTATATCCAATATCTCGAATTGGATTTGCATCGCCAGAAAGCATGTCTCTAATTTTAATTCGCGAAAAAAATTGAGCATGTGTTACAGTACATTAAGTATAATGTACCTTTTCTAATATTTTATTTCCCATCTGCCGTCAATTTACCAAGCATGTATTATCTATATAAACCAATCAAACGCAACATTCGTTTTGCATTTGATTCATATACGAGGAATGCGTGTCAATGGTATAAGTTGCGACGTTCTGAATTCAATGTTCGTATGAATCTAAATACAAAAATGTGGTATACAAGTGAACAACTAAAGACAATATATGAAGATGCTGAATTTGAGTGGATCAAATATAGCGAAATTGAATGTTTTGAATCACGTTGTGCATGGTGTTATGAGCGTCGATGCACAACACCGGCGGATCATAATGAACATGATGAATGTGATAAGCGACTATATTATTTATCATACGAAGGTATTGTTGAACAGGAAACAACACTGTGCGCATTGAAACCAAAACTTCCAACGGAAGTTACGGATCGCATTATGAAGTTTCTTGGATTGACCTAACCCCCTCCCATCTAAACCGAACTTTAATTTTTCAGTAAAAGAAATATCAGAAACAGAAATGCGTGTTGTTATTTTAAGTCGTTCTGCAGCGCGCGATGGCGATCAATCATCGCATGTATGGGGTCTGGGCGTCGATGCAAAATTAGTGGAACAAGTACTTCGTGAAATGAACGCCGGCGGACATGTGCGAATTGAATCAATTGATCATATTGATCCTGTATCATTTTATGGGTCGCCACGAAAACCGCGAATGGTTGATTTACAAATACATTTAGAAATGCCGTGTCGTGCAGCAATGGGATGGTCACGTCGTAACATTATAGTTGTGAATCCAGAATGGTGGGTGCGTGAAAAATGGAATTGGGCATTTACGGCTCCGCGCGGTGCTGTTGGTGGATTTGATGCATTTGTATTTAAAACAGTTCACGCACGCACATTATTTCCAGAAGTCGGCGATGCACGCGCACATGTTATCCATTGGCGCGCATCACCGCAAATAACATCGGCTGTTTCATCCGCTGCACGGCTCCGTCGTAAAGAATTTTTGTATTTAATCGGCGCATCTGTCAATAAACGCACTGCTGCACGTGAGGTTATAAAAGGATGGAAAGCCGAATGGCCGTCGCTCTTGGTTGTAGGATCTGATCAAATATGTAAGGAATTGCGTGAACTTAGTACTAACACAAATATAGAATTTCGCCAATCGATATCACCATCAGAATGCACTGAACTTCAAACGCAATATCTATACCATGTTATTGCATCCGCAGCAGAAGGATTCGGTCATACTGCAGCCGAAGCAGCCACTGTTGGTGCATTACCGATCTGGACAGATATACCAACATACGTTGAATATTACGGTGATGCATTGCATGGTGTTGGATGTATTGCTAGTGCTACCAATAAAGATAGCGGCGAGTGTGAATTCCGTATGACACCTTCAACAGAATTTCATGGACTTAATGATGCTGTTACAAATGTATTGAATTTGGAAAAAGCCGAAGAGGACCATATTCGCGGCACATTGAAACATATTGCTTCCACGCGGATTAAAGAGTTTCGACGACTATGGCGTGCACTTGTACATATATTAATACGTCCAATTGCGGCTGCAGAATCACTGGTTTCATTGCCACCAAAACCACTATCTATAACAGAATTACCACACGTGGCAGTTATTACATTAACACATAATCGTCCACAATGGTGGGGCAATATGGCAAATAATATTTTGAAATGTGATTATCCACCTGATAAGTTATCATGGGTAATTGCTGATGATAGTGATGGAATGGGACGTATTGATGCACAGGTTGCGAAATTTCAATCCATGCATCCACGAATTCATGTGACATACGTATCGATGCCGCATCGTGTTCCCATTGGTGAAAAACGAAATAGAGCCATCCATGCTGCACCATCCGAAGCCTCAGTCTTTGTAATGATGGATGACGATGACCATTATCCTGCGGCTTCTATTCCAATTCGTGTTGCATGGCTACGTGGACTTGGTGTTGGATGCGTCTATTGTTCGACATTACCAATGTATGATTGCAAACGATATATTTCTGCAATCAATGTTCCGCCATTGGATTTATCACCAATTGAGCGTGTTAGTGAAGCGTCATTGTGTTTTACGCGAGAATTTTTTACAGAATGTGAATTTCCTGGACCGGTTACAATTGCTGAAGGCGAAGGGTTTTTAGTTGATCGATTACATTCAGCCGCTGAAATACCGCCTGAAGGGATTATTGTTTCGTTTATTCATGGTGTAAATGTGACATCACGTCGCGTTCCATCACAATCAGAACCGAATGGATGTCATTATGGGTTTAGTGATGAATTTTTTACATATATTACAAATTGTGCACGTTAGTCTAGCCATGATGAGCGTTTAAAGTCTTATTGCCTATATATCAAACAAATTCATGAAGTATGGATTTATTTGATACTACGACAGCAACAGCGTTAGAAGGAACGGGAGGAACGGGAGGAACTATGGGTAACACTATACTTCCTTCTGAAGACGGTCCTGATGGACACGACGACGCCGCAGGACCAGACGAAGATGAACTTGAAATTGCACGCGAATATGCAACACTTCAATCAACGCTAGCCCATTTATTACAATTTCACTCAAATAAAGCCACCACGGTAACAGATGATATTCGTGACTTTACGCGCCCATGGCGTCGTCGACTACGTGACATATTATTTCGTGAAAATGAAAACTATGTGAAATTTCTGGAAAAATCGCCTTGTGAATGGCCGGCTGTCGTACAACATAAATCTTTTTTTAATGAACTTGTGCGCCAAACATCTAGTCTTGGCACATCATGGATTGAACGACACGTGAATCCAATCATTGATAAAGATGCCATATTGGCAGAAATCGATGCTGAATGCTGCAGCCGTCGTGAAGACGCGACTCTGGCTGGATTACGACGTCAAATACTTCATCTATTAGATAATTACTTGGTAACACTCAATAAAGTATTTCAATTTCATGCTTCACTTGAATATAAAATCACACAGATAACACGTTTGAAAGCACAGATTGAGAACCTGGATTTTTTGGATGGCGACATGTCAAATGAAGCCAGAGAATTACAAATATCGGCTCTGAAATTCTTACAATCCAAATATTATGCACTTGGTGTAGCCGATGATTATGTAGGATTTTGTAAAGAATATGCACGATTTCAGGCGTATCGATCTGTATTAGGAGCAGTTCAAGCAGGCAGTGATATGCACGGTGTTCCTATTTGTTCAATTTGTACAAGCGGAACAGTTGTAAGTGCATTAATCCCATGCGGACATGTATATTGCAATACATGTACACAAAAACAACGTTCACAATGTTATATCTGTCGCTCAACAGTGAAAGGAACACTGCGAATCTATTTTAATTAAAGAATAGGGCGCTACAGACGATCTAAGAAAATAACGCAAATTCTACATAGGATACCATGTCTTTAATCCCGACTGATGCAAGCGCTGGCGCAACTGTTTCTGAACTTCCTGCGCTTATTCGTCAATGGATGCGAATTCAGGAAGAAATGGCAACACTCAATAACGAAATTAAACAGCGCAAAACACAGGGTAAAGCGTTGAAAGAAGTTATTATACGAATAATGGAAACAAATAATGTAGCCAATCTATCGATTAGTAAAGGCACATTAATTCATTCTGTACGTGAAATGCCTGAACGGATCAGTAATACATATTTACTGAAACATTGCAAGGAGTTTTTCAATGGTGATGAAACCCGTGCGCGAGCCCTTGTTGAATATTTAGAAGAAAATCGTTCCTTTACTGTCAAACATGATCTGAAATTACGTGCACCCGACTCGGATAAATTATCACACCACAGTTAGAAAAATGCCCATCGGAGCCGCCATCGCAAACGGTATTAATGCTTTTATTGACGGAACACCATTGGCTCGCACGGAAACATTTGAAAGTCAAACAGGTATTGGATATGCACCTGCGCGTCTAGCCCTTGTATCTGTGCTGACCGCATTTGTAATCTTTCTCATCATTCTATTTGTTGGTAAATTTCTGTGGAACAATGTTCTTCATGAATTAGTGCCTGCTATTAAACCTGCAAAATCTGTATGGCAAATTTTGGGTTTGGCAATCTTGATTTCACTGATGCATCCCGGTGCTTGTAACTGCGCCATGTAAATAATGATTAATCCTTTACAAATAAAATCCATTGTAAATTGATTTTATTTTGTTATACCCTTGTCGATAAACTACCTACAAATATTGTGGCGATCCACCAAATATTGTATATTCTTGCAACGTTTCGACATTATTTGGCGTATAATATCCAGGATCACGTGGTCCAGCAGGAACATCCATATTGGCTTTTTCTCGTAAACAACCAGATGCAATATTGGCTCCAATTCGTTTCACAATGCGGTTAAATGCTGCTACATGTGTATTGGTTGCAGCCGAATCACCGCCGCAAATTGTTTTCAATAACACATTGCCACGCTGTTCGAATTTTTCTAATACCATAAATACATCACGTTCACGAACCGCATTACGCACACAGCGTCCTACAAAACTTGCAGCCGGTTCAATATCGTGGGAAGTTGCATAAGGCAACTGGTATGTGGAATATGCACCAGCCCCCATTCCGGTCACATCTGCATCGATGCATAATAGTTTTTGCAGTATAAGTTTAAATTCAGTGTATGCTTCACCTGCTGATGAATTGGGCGCTGATTTGCTATACAATTGAGCCAATAGCGCTTGCGAATCGGGATCACGAGCAAGACACCGTGGCATTATTTCACCTTCAATTGCAACTGTTGTGAATCCTTCGGTTGTGAATCCTGCGGTTGTGAAAAAATAAGGTCGGAGATACAAAACAAGTCCAATCACTAAAAGGATTAAAAATGCATATGTTGCCATTTCCATATAATCTGGCATTATTGTCTTCTATAATCATTCTTTGAAAAAAATTATAGAAAACATATATGTCATGCATCAGTTTATACAGCGTTCTCTGGACCTGCACCAGCACCTGCACCAGCACCAGCACCAGCACCAGCACCAGCAACGTCCTCTACACTCCCAACGTCTCCGCCTGCTTGCAATAGTTTTTTCCACGATTCCTCCATGATACTGAAAATTTGATGTATATGTGCACACACAGATGCAATGGCTTGACGTGCAATCATTTCTTGATGTTCTGTTTCAGGAGCACCAATGCGCACAAACATTTCCTGTCGCAATGGATGCGGAACTTTGTATCCCGCATACGTAATTCGTGGTTCTTGGGATGAGCCAGTGCCATCATCTGTGTGATTATCAACAAGGAACGTTTCCAGTAGGTTGCCAAGTGTATGTCCTTCATTTTCAAAGATTACATCTACAGCCGGAAATCGTGTATCACTTTTTTGAATACGAACATTGGATGGCATAATTTTATCCATATCTGCATATTTCTTAACCAATTCCAAAGCGGCTTCAATTCCAGCCAATACAATATTTGGAATTGGTTGTACACCAATTGATTCCACATGAAATGTAAAACTGTTCGGATTACCAAACTCATCCTTCAGATAACAACGTTGAATTTCCATGGTGTTGAATTCACGACGCAGTGCAGAATCTTGATCTGGTGATACGCCTACTTTCTTTTTATTTGCATCGACCCATGCTTGAAACACTTGTTCGACGTGTTCAGGATCTGTGTCACGTGTATATTCATATGCACATTGACTTACAGGCGACCAACGAATATTCTCTTTTCCTGTACTGACAGAGGCTTTTGCACGAAAATGCAGTTCTTCAACGGGATATGCACTATTTGTTTGTGGACGAAGACGTGTAATCAAAATTGTATCTCCAGTAATGGGATCGGGAGGGAAGAATTGTTTGGAATCCAGTTTCACCGGTGCATCCATTGGATTTGAAGGATTGACATGGTACACATCAATATCGCCAGCCCGCACATCAATAAGTTTCGTTGTATCTTCATTTCGAACATGAAGTTCAAATTGATATTCGGCTGGATTAAATTCACGCCAATCGGATACACATACTGGAATCATACCAATGCGATGAGATAGCATTTCATTCACAAGCGGTGTGGTATTTTTCAGAATTTCAACTTGTGATTTATCATATGGTTCCGTGCGAAATCCTACCGATGGTGTGTGAACATGAATACAGCGCCGTAGTGCGTTTGCAATTGTCATATTTGTGCCAATAAGATCGAAACTGGCTTTGATATGTGTATCGCCACCCGTCAGAAGACGTGGGCTAGATGTATCAGGAATGTAATTGGCAAACTTCATGTTTTCTCTACCCTATATTTCTAACAATTTTGATCCTGTCAACTTTTTAGACCGTCGCTTCTGCTTTGGGGGGTTGATGATACGCGGCATATTTATGACACTCAAATCGCTCGTATATTCAACGAAGTTTCAATGAGTGGTAAACATCGTCTATTTTATAGCACCCGATGCCGTCATTGCCAAGCGTTTATGGCAGAATTGTCGAAAACATCATTTGCATCTGAATTTATATTGGTTTGCGTGGATCCATCGCCATCACGTCCTCCACTTCCACCTTGGCTCAAATCCGTTCCAACATTAATTCCCGCGGGTTCATCGGATCCTCTAGTCGGTCCCGGTGCAGTCAATAATTGGTTATTTGCACGTAAAATGGGGGTCAGTGGCGAACGGAAATCAGGCGCTGAAGCGTTAGATGAACGTAACGCGCTGATACGACCACCAGAATATACACCCGATTTAGCACCTCGTCCACATGCAGCAGCACGGACTGCAGCCCCGCCTCCTCCGACGGCTACACATATGATGGCAGCGGCTGGTGCATCTACCTCTGCTACTTCAGGATCTAGTAGCGGTAAACCTGATTTACTTGGTGTTAAGGCATATGAAGGAAGTGATGCAAATGTATTAGCCTACCATGGAAATGAAATGAGTGGATCTGGTAAATGGTCGGATTCATATAGTTTTCTAGGTTCAACGGGTGATTCATCCGATAAAATGTACAATCCAATTGGTCGTCAATTTGAATCACTTGTAAGTGGAGCGGCTTTCTCTGGTGCTGGTGCTGGTGCTGGTGCAAATAAAGCAAGCGGTGCAGGAGGCGGTGGTCCAAAACGATCTGCAAAAGAAGAAGCAGAACAACGTCGACTTGAAGCCTATATGTCTGCACGCGATAGCGATGTGCCTGGACCTCCAACACGTCGTTAAACGAAAGAACGAAAGCGATGTGAAAAAAAATGATAAAGTGTATACGTATAGTATATGTAATTCTATAATTCAACTAAAATGCCTTGTGTTGTTACGCATCCTAAACGCCACGATCCATTTCCAGAATATGTTTTCAAATTAGTTCCAAATTGCAAACATGTATTGGTGGTAACAGAACAGATTGATATACTAACTCGCTCATTTTGCAATGATGTATTTGGAAATGGAGATTATACATTTAGATCAATTGTTCATAATGATCCGAAATGTTTTGAAACAATTCTAACCTTTATGAACACATACACGCAAGACTCGATCGTTCTACTTTACATCAATGACTAAAGGGCAAATGGACTAACACTATCTAAAACCTTCAACACTTTTTATTAACTAAGATAGACAGGACGAAAAAATGGCTACACCTATTTCTGCATTTAATAATCAACTGGTATCATTTGTTGAAGAACTTTCTGAAACTTATCCAGAAGAAAAAGCACTAAAAACAGCACTTGACGCACTTCGTGCTCTGAAAAAAGCCAATCCTAAACTTCTTCATACAGGATTTATGGAATATGTGTATCCAGATTTTCACGAGCCTGTAATGGCAGAGGATGAGGATACACTTATTAAAAAAGGACATGATGCTCTGCATGGCGAGCATGCTGAATACGCATTTGCGTATGTGATTTTTGATCGTCATTGGACGGGCATGACAGAAGCCAATAAAAAAGCCATTTGGAATTGGTGCAAAGTGCTTGTTGTGCTGGCTGAACGTGCTGCAGGGATGCGTGCATAAAACCTCTTCATCATATAAATGCGTTCTTCTGTATGAAACCAACTCTTGACTTCATACAAATGGCTTCCGCACCAAATTTCGAATCAACGTACGCACAATTTGTGGATGATCTGAAAGGCACATTTCCGGAATTTTCGGATGCGCTTACACACGCCGCACGACTGTCCGATTGTAAAGAACGGTTTGTGGAAATTTGGAAAGTGCACACATCCGATGTTGCAGCATGTAATGCAAATGTATTTGATGGTGCAGGCATTGAATTAGTACCAGGATTTGTAATGAAACGGACATTATGGAATGAATTATCCGCTACAACGCATGGAGTTATATGGAAATATATAAGTTCACTACTACTTTTGGCTGCAGCATCATCTACTAAAGAGAATGTATGTGGATTATGGGATCTATCTGGATTTAATGCAGATATGGAAACAATGATGCGCATGTTGTCAGAAGCGGCTACTGAATCTACAACAGATGGTTCAGATAGTCCAACAGCCGCTGGATTGGGCGAATCTATGAAAGATATTTTTTCAAAACTCGGATCCATGGCATCAATGTTTGGCGGGTTGAAAACGGAAGATCTAAGCGGCGCGGCTTCGAAATTCAAGATTCCAGAACGACTTTTTAAAGGACATATTGCACGTATTGCAGAAGAATTGGTCAAAGAATTCAAACCTGAAGATTTTGGAATTTCACCCGATATGTTGGAATCCGATGATCCCGCACGTGTATTCAACTACTTACAAGAAGTATTCACGAAAAAACCGGAACTTATGATGTCGGCTGCTCAAAAAATCGCTAAAAAAATCCAAATTAAATTCCAACGCGGTGAAATAAAACGCGAGGAAATTATTCGCGAAGCCGAAGAACTCATGAAGGAATTCAGTGAAAATACTGCGTTTTCTGAATTATTTGGATCCCTAGGTGAAATGCTCAAAGGTTCTGAAAAGGAAAGTGGCAATGAAGGATCTGCGCGTCGTCGTGAAGTACAAGAACGTTTACGTCGTAAAGCAGCGGAAAAAGAAGCCTCCAAAAAAGCGACGACGCCTGCAGCAGGTGGTGGCAGCGCTGCAAATGTTCTTGCAACCAGTGAAGCAGAACTAAGGGCTGCTGCAGCGGCTGCAGCGTTACTTATGGAAGAAGAAAAAGCCGCTACGGCTGCAGCGAAGCGTAGTGGCGGTACAAAACGCAGCGGCAAAAAATAATCAGACTCTATATAAATGGCAGAAATCGAGGAATTGTGTCATAAACTTCATGTATTACATGAACGGCTTGAAATGTGCGAACGTGAAAACAAACAGTTAATTTCCGAACACGGAAAACTTGTGCATGAAAATAAAGATTTAGTGTGCGAATTGGAAAGGATCACTAATGAAAATCAACTGCTAAAACGTGAACTTGAGTGTATGTTTGAAAAACTTAGAATGCTTGAATCGCAAAGCGCATCTATGTATGAACCTGCGCCATTTAGCCGAGTCAAACCATATGATTCTGACTGGAGCGGGGCTTCACCTACACCTGAAAATGAACGTAAAAAAGGTGGAAAAAAAACAAGTATCTAAAGGTCAACATTATATTTTAAATTTCAAACATAAGTATCTGTGATATTTATGTTTGTGTATTGCATATTGCGTAGCAGACGTAATTCAAAACAAGTTATATACTAGAGAAATATAACGCATGTCATCGCCCCGATGTGCACCATTTTGGACTGAAACACCATCTGTATTGTGGAACGATGCAGCCGATTTTTTCCCATTTCACGCGGCTGCTCGAAATTGTACAAGCACAGCATTAAATTCATTGACGCGATTTGGTCTATATTTATCAATTCTTATGGCGCTCCTTTACAACACACCTGCATATTTAGGTCTAGGTGTTGGAATTGCGATATTGGCTGTTGCTGCATATTATGGTATGAAACAAAGTGGTGTTGTGCGTGAAGGATTCACTACAATTGTCACGCCGACATTGGAATCAAGTGATGCAGGGGCGTCATTGGAAATAATAGGTGGTGAAGATGTAGCCAACCGTGTTGTCGAAGATGTGGTAGGAGTACAAGATCGCACACTTCCTACAGGTCCTAATCCATTTATGAATATGTTGGTGAATGAAATCAAGAGCAATCCTCAAAAAGCACCGGCTGCAACAGTTGATACTCCCGAAATGTCACGCACATTTAGTGATCAATTCCAAACACGCATGTATGGCGATTCAACAGATGTTTTCCAACGTAACCAAAATCAACGCACGTGGTACACAATGCCTAGCACAAGTATTCCCAATGACGCGGATTCATTCCAAAATTGGCTCTTCCGAGTTCCTGGACGTACATGCAAAGAAGGAAACAATGCTGTATGTCGTAGTGGAACGGAAGGTGGCACTGTAACATGGTTAAATGCCATGTAAGTGTAGAAGATAGTTTCGAAATATGGTAAAGACTTTGAATTTGTCTTTAGAATGTCGCACGAATCCCTATAAATGGAATACACGTAAAATTGCAAAATCCCCATTTCGTGGCAATACACGACGTGCGCAATCCACACTTAAAGCATTTCGTGCAGGAAAATCGATTGGATTTACCGCACGTTCATCACTGAAATCAATGGGATTAATACCAAGAACGTCTGGATGTTTCCGTTTGGGCAACAAATATCGTTGACATGTCTAGAGAAAATATGTCAGTTGCACCATTCCCTCGTGGAGTACCAACCGCACGTGGTGAATTCGTTGTGAATGAATTCACGCGCACCCGCGACGATGCATGTGAGGTCGCTCAAACCATTCGTGATTCTTCTGGTCCCGGTACTTACCAAGTTCGTAATTTAGTACCTTCGCAAACTGCAGCATCCCGTGTTGAATATGTCAATCCCACAATGCTTGGACGTGAAGGTTTTGGATATAATAATAAAAATATCGATATGGATTCCCGGCTTCGCCAGGAAACTACACAAGCCGGTCGTTTACGCTGTCCCCTCCATGTCCAATCCCGTCCATTTGCAACTGTGCCATATATGGGAAATGGTCGTGGAAACCCGGATGTAGAGAGTTCATTGATTTATTCGGAATGGGCACGCACGGAACGCCCGTGTGGAACTGTGACAGAGACATTTTTCGACGGTCAATTTGTGCCCTTAGTGCCACATTTGGCGGCGCATATTCAGAATCCTGGGAATTTGATACCTGAGGTGGCTGCACAAGGATGGATTCGTGGGGGTATAAATTCGAGGGTTTTTTTGAGAGACCTTAATTGCTAGGTAGGATTCCTATAGTAAAATGAAAATTCAATTGAAATTTTTATCAATCACTATGATTGATAAAAATTTGAAACCGTATTTCTCCAAGATTTATCTAAATTTCAAACAATATAATGCCGCAATACAACCGTGAATACTTGACAGAATGCATAACGAAAGATTCCGCCATTCTAGTTGAAACGTATATTCACACAACCAAAGATTCTAGAATACAATTTCAATGCAAGTGTGGCAATGATGGAAATAAAAGTTTTCAAAGGGCTGTTATTTCTGGATTTTACTGTAATGATTGTACTTCCAAATATATAAAAGAAAAACGTGAAAAAACAAACCTTGAACGTTATGGAAACACATGTACATTGCAGAGTGATACAATTAAACAAAAAGCAGAAGAAACATGCATGCGCAAATACGGTGTTAAAAATGCATTCCAATCTGAAGAAATACAAAACAAGATCAAAGAAACAAACGTGGAAAAGTACGGTGCAGCGAATCCATTTGCATCCAAAGAAATTATTTCCAGAATCCGTAAGAAATGTTTAGAACATTATGGAACTGAATTTCCAATGCAAACTCCTGAACTCCAAGAAAAGGTTAGACAAACTAACATGGAAAAATATGGTGTAGCTGTTACATCTCAAGCCGAATGCGTAAAAGAAAAAGCAAAACAAACAAATTTAATAGTTTACGGACATACTCACCATATTTTACCTGAAATTATGGAAAAAGCGAAACAAACAAATTTGGAAAAATATGGCGTTGAATACACATTTCAAGCAGAATCTGTAAAAGAAAAAATTACAAATGCATTTATTGAACGATATGGTGTTGATCATAATATGAAATCAGAATTAGTCAAAGAAAAAGCAAAAGCAACAAACATGAAAAAATTAGGCGTTCCTTATGCACTACAGTCTTCAATCGTGCATAATAAAAGGAAAGCAACCAACCTTATAAAGTACGGAGTTGAAAATCCAAATCAATCCCCAGAAATCCAAGAGAAAATCCAAAAAACCGGTAAGAAATTCAAAACATACACATGTCCTTCAGGCGCGTGTCGTAAAATACAAGGATATGAACATTTTGCACTTGATCGTCTATTTCTAATAGAAAAACTCCACGAATCCGATGTATACACTGACCGTAAAGAAGTTCCTCGTATATCATACACAGATAATTCCAAACAGAGATATTACTTCCCTGATATTTGGATAAAATCACAAAATAAACTTATTGAAGTTAAATCAACCTGGACATATAAACTTCATAAAGAAACAAATATATTAAAATGGAAAGCATCGCGTGAAAAAGGATATGTATGCGAATTCTGGATATTTACTCCAAAAGGAGGTCTAACTGTCATTACCGATCCCCACGATTTTTTATTATTTCAACTAAACAGAAATAAATATGAACATTTCAAGCACGGCTGCACCATGGAACAGTTCATGGAATCGTATTGGATCCACAGACGGCGCGACTGTGCGCGATCAACAATCGGCTGGTATGTTTGCATACACACAAATGCCGGTTAAATTTGAAAACCCGAGCAAATGCCGTAACGCCTTAGGTTTAGTAGGTGGTTCCGAAGTAAGCAATATTGGCGGAAATATTGTCGATCTCGAATCAGACTTGCTAGGAATTACACGTGTTCAAAGCAAGTGTATTGCGCGTCAATACAAACCTGCATGCCCGCTTGGAGGTAGCCGCGATTGCCCCGATACCCCTCCTTCCTTCACATTTCAAAACAAAAGCACAGGCGAAGTTCGCACCGTCAATACAGCCCCGAATCATCTCCCAACATGCCAGATGAATACACTGCCTGGCATTGGATCACCTGCGCCGTTCAATACACAATCATGCTATCCTATGCGTTTTTGAGTAAGTACTAGGCGGTATCTATATTTTATCGCGATACTAAAAAGAAGAATATGTCGGTTGTCGATCAACTTCAAAATCAATCATGGAATCGTCGCATGTACGACGGATGTAAATCAACTGACGATTTACGTCTATCAACAGGACCAGGTCGCTACCAATTAGATGCTCCCCCAAAATATTGCAATGCAACATATGCTCCCGAGCCTACAATTCGTCAACAAAAATGGGGTGCTGCAATGAATAACACATATGTCAAAACAGATATTGAATCTGATTTATTCAATATTAATCGCCCACCAACAAAAAATGTATGTAATCAATACAATCCTACACAAAATAAAGTTGATGCAGCAGGTCTACAACCAGTGAAAGAAGAATCCTTTCCACAGACCTTTTCCCGGCTTATAGATCCTCCTTGTAATTTACGCTCTAGTGGATGGAATCGTTGGGAATGGTTATGCCAGAATCCACAACAAGATGTAATGATGCCGTTTGATAATATGATCACGACTCGTTTACAACAAAAAGACCAATTTCGTCCCTGTATCCCACAACCAAAGGTCCAAGAATCAATCATGCCTGTTCCATCCTCGAAACTTGGTAGTCCGTTTGACGGTGCAGATGTTGGCATATTGGCTGAAATGAATGCATCCTATACACGGGCTATGGCATCGTTTCCACGTGGCGAAGATACACTCCCGGCGGCTCCTTCTGCGCTTTATGGCATACAACCTGCGCCAATTAATCCTCCAGATATGAATTTAGCACCACACGGAGTCTATCCAAAACTATAAAACCCTATATCTCTGCATTTCAAACAAAGTTTGAATCCATTGTTTGTAATCATATAGTATGCGATTACAAACTATAAAATCATTCTTATATACCAAAGTAGAGTATTATGGATATTGCAGCATTCCTAGGTGTTCTGGGTCTGGGATACGCAGCCAATAAATTGACAACAAAGACCGAAGGATTCACTGATTCAACAAAGACAGTTGCACCCGGCGCTGATCGCACACCTCCTGGCGCACCAACAATTCCTGGTAAACCACGGACCCCGCGTTACCTATCAAGTGGTGGATATGATGCATTGTTTGAATTACCGGCTGGTGGAAGTCTGCCATCGGAACCACATCCAAATAAACGTGGAGGACCACTTCATTTTCCAGTGCCACCACCATCACTTCCTACACAACAAGAACCGGCGAAAGTTACACAAGACGCGCTTCAATTACGCCCAAATTCATGGGAAGATGCGACGCCGCGCCCTGTATTTGTATCGCCACTCACAGGTATTGAATTCAAGCCTGGTGAATTCAAACATGCAAATATGGTGCCATTTGCAAAAAAGTTCACACAACCATTGGGTGATAGCGCGTATTCACAAACACTCGATGATTATACAGGAGCCGGTACAACGCAATTTGCGAAACGGGAACAAGCACCGCTCTTTGAACCAACAAATGAACCCATGGGTAATCCGTACGGATTAGAATCGACAACCGATTTCATTGAAGATCGTATGGTGGAATCACGGAATCGCGCAAATGAACGTCCTGTGGAATCTATACGTGTTGGTCCTGGTTTGAATCAGGGGTATACACATCTTCCATCTGGCGGGTTTCAACAACAAGCTGGCGAAGAATATGTGCAAGCCCGTATGCCGCGCACAGATGATTTACGTGTAGCAACAAATCCGAAACTCACATATTCTGCGCCTGTTATCAAAGGTTCACATTATATTACAACAAGTGGCACGGCTGAAACGGTGGGTCAAGTAAGTAAATATCTACCTGATAAGTTCTATTTGAATAAAGACGGTGAGCGTAACTTTATCACAACCGGTGCAGATCTGAAATCTACAACTCGTTCCACGCAAGTTCTGAAACATACAACACGTCCTGAAACCAGTAAATCATATTCAGGTGGGGCTGGACAAGCCGAAGGTAAAGCCACGTACACAGTTGGATCGACACGCACACCACTTGCTAAACAAATGGGATCCTGGGGATACCGCAATGCAGACTTAACGGCGCTATTTAACAAAGATGTCGACGCAGGACAAAATGACTACGGTAAATCTGGTGTAGAAATACGTCCAAATGAACGTTTTTACACTGGCACACGTGTGCATGCAACAAACGTAGCCCCTGACGCTCGTGAAGGCGAACTGCATTTACAAGATGAAGTTCGTGCGACACGGGCTGAAGAGTTGATTGATAATCCACGTGCAGCCGGTAACTTTACGGCTCTTGGTGGCGGGATGGCTGAAAAAGCCACAGCCTACGATCCAAACGATATTGCGCGCACAACTATTAAGGAAACCACAATTGATAATGATTGGATTGGTATGGCTGCACCAGTGGAAGCCCAGCCTCGTATGACTGTGTATGATCCCAATGATACAGCACGCACAACAATCAAAGAAACGACCATTGATAATGACTACATTGGTGTCGCAGCCGGTGCAGCCAATGCTGCGCAAAAACTCACAGTCTATGACCCAGATGATATTGCGCGTGTAACAGGACGTAATACATTATCGGACTGGGATATTTATCGTAACATGGGACGGAACGGCACAGCAGAAGGTGCTGAAATCCGTCTACAAGACAAGGTTCGAAATACACAAAAAGCCGCAATTAGTGCGAAATCATCCTGGACAGGCACAGCCAATTCATTCTCCAAAGCAGAAATGAATCAAGATTCAGCCCGTGCAATGCGTCACTATGCACAACGTGAAAATATAGCAAAAGGTCGTAAACCAATGGGGTCTTCCGTTAAACTATTCAATGGTGAAGATAATGTTAATATTCAATATCGTCGTATTGTGGCTGATTCTATCAATGATCGCGAACCTGGTCTTGATCGTGTAACTGCAGAATCAGCAACGGCAAATCTGATTGGAGCACAGCGTCCTCGTGCAATATTGAAATTGGATGTTTCTGCAATTCGCAATGAACCGGTTGTTGTATCGTCGCTGGAATCAAATCCATATGTCATTCCATTACATAAGACAGCCGCAGTTGGTGGAAAGAATGCAATTTAGAGCCTGCCAAGAAAAAAGGCTAATCATTTATTCAACTCTTTCCACGAATTGTTTGAAATATATAAATCTGGATGATGTTATGGATTTAATAAAGAAAAATTGACAATTGTTTTATGTATTATTAAATATATGTTCATGTTTTTTTACGATTCCAAGTTTTCCATTCTTTATTTCGTTTCTTTTCCAAAATGGTGAAAATGTCATGGAAGATTCGTAATCTTGTTCTGATTCTTGCGCCAGATCATGAAGAACAAATTAATCGTGTGTTGCGTGGTGAATGGACTGGTGATATGGCAAGCGAGTCGGATATGATGTATAAACCTACAAAGCAAAATCGCACAATGGGAGGTCCGTTAAATTACAATTGGATGCTAGGAAAACATATGCCAAAGAAACAAATTCCATACACAATTATTCGACGGATGATGGAAAAAGAAGGATCAATTAAATATCTGGAATTATTTGAACTTATCAAACAATTGATTGACGAAGATAAACATCGTATTGACAGTCCAATGCAGTGTTTCAATGGTTATTTGCGCGAACTTGTTTATCAGAAAATTATTACACGACCCTAATCTCTTCACATTCACACATGTCATCGAATACATCTGATTCTTCAGATCGCGCAAGTTTTTCAAGTACAGTGTCATCTTCAAACCGCTACCCAAATCACCAAGTCGCGTTTGCGCCCTATACGCCTAGGGGGGGGGCTTTGTGTGCGCATAAAAAAAAGAAAATTGACGAATCTTATAATTCAAACAATTATTTATCAAAATCATTGAAACTGTTAATATAATGTCGGAATTGACCATTATTTCTGATGCAGATATGACTGCATCAGAAATGATTTCCGCGGCTCGCGCTCGCGCTTCCAATTGTCTTTATAATGGAATGGCGTATGAAGCACAAATTTCTAATAGATTGAAACTTCTATGGTGCAAACAACAACCAATTCATGTAGGACAAACGGCTGGATCGCGTGGTACATGTGATATTCCAATTCAAATTGGGAATATTAAATCAGGCATTGAAGCCAAAAATCTAGGTGCATTTGAAGGAGGATCTAAAAAACTGAAACCAACCCCAGCCGGCATGCAGATTCTGGAAGATAGTATTCATAAAGCCATCATTGGTAATCGTTTACTGTATAGTGGTGCAATTCTTCCTTGGAATGAAAACAGGCGATCTGCAGAAGATTGGGCAGCCGTTGAACATATTTTCAAACCTGATATTTATATTGAAGCGCCACGACAATCGATTGCCGATTATTATAAATTGAAAGGTGCTGATTATATTCAAGTAGAAGGATTCGGACTCTATCATACTGGAACAGATGTATTTGAGTTTGGTGTTCCGAAATTTGAATGTAATGCAACACTTCGAATTCGTAGCACGAAACATATTAAAAACGGCATTCCAACAGATATTACAGCCGGACTTCAATTTGATCGTAAATCACTTGTAAAATCGCCATATTGTTTGGATACTAAACTTCCGCCGGTTCTGTTTCCGATGTCACAGACGCTTCCGGTGCATCCGATGCATCCGATGCCAACCGTGGTGGGAGAATAATAATTTCCGATGATTTTTTGCTAGCGTTCATACCATATGACCATGATTCTTTAATAATTCGACACTCTTTATACAAATTTCGAATATACTCACAATCGTTATAACTTATCATCCAATCACTACGTTTTTGAATGGCTTCGGCAAATGCAGCATGATTAAATGATGTATGCATATCGCCATCTTTTCCATAAATATACGAGGAAATATAATATGGTGGATCGGCGTAAATAAACGTCTCGGTTGTTTGCGGATGTGCATCCAGAAAGGCTATACAATCCATATTGGAAAATTGTATATTTTTCGTATCACATGCAACCAGTGTTTGAAGTGATGATTCTGTCAGACGTCCTTGTGCGGCTTGATTCGAAAATCCGCCACACAACGTTGCACCACTGAACGACGATCGATTAATACAAAAGTATGCAGCGGCTTGATCTACTAAATCTGGGTTTTCCAGAATTGATGAACGCATAGTTTGAAATGTTTCTTTTGTTACAGACATTTTCGAACGAATTGCTGCGACCAATGCAGTTGGTTGCGTTTGAAGAACATTCCAGAAATTATATAGTGGACGAAATAAATCATTGGCATGCACTTTATATTTCTGTTTCATAGATAATTCAAAACTTCCGCCGCCAAAGAATGGTGATAAAAGTACAGTTTTTGTTGGAAAATATTCTGTGACGTATTTTTCCAAGATCGGTATAGCACGCGTTTTTCCGCCTGGGTATCGTAACGGCGATTTGTTTTTGACGTTGGTTCTGGTGCTGGGGCTGGCGCTGGTGCTGGGTCTGGTGCTGGGTCTGGTGCTGGTGCTAGCGCCGAGTATAATGGTGTTTGTTGGTAATGTGGATGTTGTTTCTACTTTTGACAGCATAAGCGCAATATCCTTTTTATTCTTACCACTGTAACCGTGTATGTTTTTCTCCTTGCATAATGCAATTAATTCTTTAGTTGTTTTTTTAGAATAATCCATTTTATTATAATGTATTCATTTGTGATAAACACGTCTCAAATTTTCCGCGCACGCCATGTTCCATCAATAATTTCTTACATTCAATGTAAGGAACTCCAATCCTTGCGATAATGGCTACAGTAAACGATATTCCATTCAAAACAGCCAACACATTTGAATCACGGTTCGAAGAATCACGACGTATACGCGAGAAATTTCCCGGTCGTATACCTGTTATTGTAGAACGTGGATCTAAATCATCTGTTCCATGCATTGATAAACAAAAATTTCTTGTACCCGGTGATTTATCAGTATCGCAATTCATCTTTGTAATTCGTAAACGTCTAAATCTACCATCTGAACAAGCCCTTTTCTTATTTATTGGAAATACATTACCAACAACTGGTATGCTGATTCGTGAACTTCATTCATTGTATGCAGATGCAGATGGATTTTTATATGCAACATATTGTGGTGAAAATGTATTTGGTTAAGTCAGTGTTCAAGCCAATTTATTGATTGGGTTCATTGCCTTTTCAATTCCATCATACATTTCATCACATTCCTTTTCTGAATCGAATGTGAGATAAAGTCCATGTGGTTGATTTAACAATGTATTGTTAAATATAATTCGAATACTATTATCAAAACGTTCCATATGCGCGACTGTGTGCAAATTAATCACTGCATGTACGAAATTCTTATTTTTAAAATACGTAAGTTTATAGAAACGACTTGCCATTTTGTATTTTGTGCTCAGTGTATCTGACAAATATATTCAACAATTATGTATTTGTCATTTTTTATGAGATTTGAAGGTCTAAACTAATCGCTGTTTTCATATATCAATTGAGTCCACCATCGGCATGATAGATTCAGCCAAATATGACCCATATTCACCAAAATCAATCAATGATATTGTTGGAAATACAGATATATGGACTGCATTCAATGAACTTATAAAATCGAATAAAGCAATGCATACAATACTTGTGGGACCAACTGGATGTGGAAAGTCGCTTTTTTTACGTATTGCGCTTTCTGGATTTCAAACATTGGTTATTGATTGCACTGCGAATTTCGGATTACGTGATGTACGCGAATCAATTCGCACATTTGCACGCGGTGGATTATCGCCAGATGGAAAACTGCGTTGGGTTGTATTTAAACATGCAGATTCACTGACGGCTGACACACAGGCGTTTTTACGTCGTATGTTGGAAACTACATCTACGTTTACACGATTTGTATTTGAATGTCGTGATGCAGGCGCAATTACAGAACCAATTGTCAGCCGCTGTTCAATTGTTGCTGTATCTGCACCTGATAAAACAGAGGCAATATATGAAATTTGTCGACGTGTTGAAAATGCATTATCGATTGATGTTATTCGAAGTATTGTGCATCAATCGCTAGGAAATATGCGTAGTGCTGTGCTTGAAGCGCTTGCGCGTCGATACGTCTCTGACGACGTGTATATCGGACGCGTTGGACCATTGCTCACACAATTACTTGATGAACGCCCGTCATCATACTCCGTTTGTGATGATTGGATTGCATGGGCGATTCGCGTAGAAGAAATATGCCGAATGGAAGGAATTGATTTACGCGATGTGCTAAAACACGGTTGGGCAATGAATCCAAAAGTATCTTATTATTGCTCATTGTTATCAAGATTAGGAGGTGTGAGCCCGCGCATTGTTTTTATGACATGTATTTCTGCATTAATAAATGCGGAAAAATAAATAATCCTGAATCTTATTCCCCGAACAGAATGGAATCTGTTTCATTGTATTCGGAAGCACGTAATGAATATTTAAAACAATTGTCGACATGGATTGTTCCTCCTATGGTTGAATTTTTTCGAAATGAATATGTGTCAATTGTTTCACGCGATGGAAATAAACGGGCTATGGTACATTTTCAAGAATTTTGCGCAAGTGTTCCAAAATGGAACCAGGATATAATTGAAAATAACACCAACGCTTTGCTCGAAAACTGTCATTGTGACTATATTGAAGAATTAATGACGGCTGTTTTTATTGCACATACAAAAATGCTAACGGCTATTCGCGTAAATTCTAAACAGAAAAAACTGCAAATTACGCTACCAAAACTAGATCATTTTCTTCATCGCATTTTTGTGGAATGTGCACGTGCGTTTTGGAAAGCCCCGTTTTTATTTAGTGAAGAGTTACCACCTGTTGAACGTCAAAAAAATATTCTGCAACTTGAAAGTATAGCAACAGAAGCATTAAGTGGAGCGATACGATCATTGCTACCTGTAAAATCTATTTTGCGTGATTATATGAATGATGATAACAGTAGTAGCGACGATGAGTCCAAAACACATAAAAAACATAAATCCTCCAAAAAGAAACATGAAGTATCAGACTCATCGTCATCTGATGATAGCGATGAAGAAGATACATTGTTAGAAGATATTAAAAAACTTTCTACATCTCAGCCAGCACTGCCACTACCACCATCAAACATAAATGCTGAAATTTCCGATGATGTTGCACTTGCAAGTTTAAAGGCTCTCAAACAAAACCATGCGGAACCTGTAAGTGTAGGAGCGATGGCTTCAGATGAGTTTGCATCCATTGAGAAAGATACACCTGTCACAATTCAGAAAATCGAAGATCTACCTGAATTACATGCACCACATGTATCAAATCATACAGTCGATGCAGAAATGAAAACATCTAATGTTGTTTTACAAAAAGACCCTGAACTTCCAACATCCGTGAATCCAAATCCGCCACAACTAGTAATCGACACAGAACCTTCTGTGCATTTTACACCGTATGATACAGTGTTTGACGAAAATCATAGTGAAATTAGTGAAATTCGATACGCGCCAAAAGTTAGTGTAGAAGATAAACCACCTTCAAATTGGGGGATGAGTTTTGATGACGATGATGACGATGCACCGAAACTTTCTATTTCAAACAATTCAGAATCATTAGGCGCTGATGAAATCGTTGATTTGGATGCACCACTTGCCTCTACGTCTGTAGCAGCGCCAGTCGCCGCAGAAATTCAACCGGATGATATTGATGAACCTCTAACATCAAGCGGGGATTTTGAAGAAATTGCATAGACTGTTTGTAGTGCGGAGTGCGGATAGAGATGCGCCACATATTCTTGATTCTGTCTAGAACATGAACAGCCTTTATCTTATCGTGTTTGGTTTAATAGGTGGCGTAATTGCGTTATTTAGTGCAGCCGGTTGGTCTTCGTTTCAATACAAAAAACTCCCGGATAATTCAACTCTTTTTCGCTGGTTTGTAACGGGTATTCTTGGCAGCGGATTGGCTGGTTATGCATGGATCTTCGGTGCTGGTGGAGATCCGTCAACACTTGTTGAAAAAGTGAGTGACGCATTGGAAGTTAAAGAAGTTGTTGAAACATTGACATCCGCTGTGGGTAGTGTTGCAAAATCTGCAAGTGATGCAGCCGCTGCTGCAGGCAATGAATTGACAGTAGGGATGCCTCGATTCTAGACGAGCAAAACATATACGATAAAATCTATTTATAATAAATTGTATCGAGAAAGATCGTTTTGCTTCTAACCCAGCAACGTGGATATTTGTGATGGTGGAATGGGATGCAGGTGCTAATTAGGTATAAAGATGACTAATACTTGCATCCATATCATCCTTCTTTTTCAGGAACAAATCAATGTGCGATTTCTTGACAATAAATGGCAGACTAAATCCTTCAATTGCGAATGGCACCTGTTTAGGATTATTATAGAAACGAAGCAGATTGATTTTACTGACAATTGTTTGAATACAGCGTTTCATTTCACGCACACCGGCTTCTCCACCAGTGAAATTTTCAATAATATATTGAAGAATTTCCTTATTGATATTAACCTTTTCAAAGAGTCCTGCGTCTCGAAGTGCAGCCGGAAGTAGATAATTTTCAGCAATAACCAGTTTCTCTTTTAGACCGAATCCTTTAACCGCCACATTGTACATACGATCGCGTAGAATTGGATTCACAAGTTCATTGTTATTGTGGCTGAAAATAAACAAACAACGGCTCAGATCAAGATCAACTCCTGTGAAATACTTGTCCTGGAAGCGATCATTTTGGCTACCGTCTGTAATATGAATAAGCATATTCATAATTTCATCACCTTTTGGCGTTTGTGATACCTTATCCAGTTCATCGAAGTAAATAACAGGGTTCATACATTTTGATTGAATCAGTACATCGACAATTTTACCCCATGTCGAACCTTCATATGTATAACTATGTCCATCCAGAAAACTTGCATCCGTTGCTCCACCCAATGTGATGAAATGAAATGGACGACCTAGTGCTTTTGCCACACCATCCTTAATAAGACTTGTTTTGCCAACACCAGGTGGACCATGAATACTCATTACATTACCATGTGCGCGTGGATTTGCAATCCACGACGATACAAATTGCATAATTTGTAGTTTTGCATCATCATGTCCGTAAATAGCAGTTTCCAGACATTTATTTACAGTATCCATAAATTCTTGACATTTATCAGCACCATCTTCGATTTTTACAGGTAGATCAATGTACTGACCCAGTGGTAACCCAGTGAAACCAGTAATCCAATGATTCACTTTATAATATTCCGACGACGACGGTTCGATATTACATAGTGCATTGTATTTTGCCATTGCGATACGATTCAATTCTGGACGCACTGTAATCTTTTCAAGAATCTTGAATTTAATTGGTACTGTGACTTCTGCAGGGCTGGCTTTCATTTCCAACACTTTCAGTAGATCGTGTTGTTTTTCTTTTGTGAGCGATTTGAAATACGTAATATCATTATCAATTGTATCTTCTTCTTCGTCTTCCTTTTGAACAAGTTCAACAAATCGCTTCACGGCTTGTGACTCTTTTTTGAGATTGTATTTCTGAGGCTTGTTTGGATCGCGACCGCCGCCACCAAGCATTTCACTAATCACAATATCAATTGCACCACCCGATGTCCGCTTTTTACGACGTGGGCGATCGTCTTCATCTTCGTCGTCTTCGTCGTCTTCGTCGTCATCATCATCGTCGTCGTCGTCATCATCATCGTCGTCTTCTTCGTCGTCGTCGTCCTCCTCTTCGTCCTCGTCGTCGTCTTCTTCGTCCTCCTCTTCGTCCTTTTCGTCACGTCGCTTCTTTGATTTTTTACTACGGCGCGGAGGTGTATCTTCTGATTCCGTTTCGACAACAAGTCGTGGTTGCACACGCTTTTTACGATGTGATGTTTTCACAGGCACGTAATCCTCATCACTTTCCGATGATTCGTCCATTTTATTCATGATGGATTTCATCTTTTTGCGTGCATCAAGTGCTGCCTTTCGTGGTTGGCGTTTTGTGCGTTTACCGACTTCTTCCATTTCAAACATATCGTCTTCATCGCTTTCTTCATAATCATAATCAATCAGATTACGAACATTCCCCTTGCTATCTACAGAACTATTGTCGCTGTCGGAATCTACAAATTTAGACGCACGCTTCTTCTTATTATCAGGCTTGCGTGGCATTTTCTGTAATTAAACACACGTTTCTAAAATCAAGTCTGACCGCAAGGTTGTTTTTTTTTGCGGTGTCAATTTTTGACACTTCAAAGCAGTGCTGGGCAATCCCAAATAAAATCCATTGTAAATTGATCTTATTTTTGTAAGGGATTGCCATTGAAACTTGACTTTATACATGGAACAGGGGTTGAAGGGGGGAGGTTACGCTCCCCCTACTTCAAAGTTTATATAAAAAATACAAACATACAAAAAATCTATTTACAATGGATTTTTTAAATGAAGATTTTGATTGGCTCATCGCTTGATTTTATTACTTTGCGTTCAATGGCGGCTCCTACACTAATTGCGACGGTTGCTACGGTTACGACGGCTGTTTTTGCCACGTAACATACCAGAAGCAGCATTACGTACTGTTCCGGATGCTTCAGAAACTGTGCGACCGGCGTAATTCAAGATCTTGCCACCCATGCCAAGAACGTTTTTACCCAAATCAGCGGCTGTATGGGCTGTATTACCAACAATACGATTCGCGCCCTTTAACAGTAAATTCACAGGGCGTGTTACAAAACCAATAGGACCACCACCCATCATGCTGTTACGACGGGAATTGCGGCGGTTGCGACGTGTGTTTTTGCGCATAGACTTGCGGGTATTGCGGCGGGTATTGCGGCGTGCCATGTTGTGTTCTACGTATATGCGAGAAATTTTACTTCCACCCACGGCGTGCATAATCCACTAGATTCATAAGTGCAAAACGGGCTTTGGGTGTAAATCCTGAGAGACTGGCGGCTGGTTTCGCAACCAACGCAGCCAAACGCGTCTGAATTTCGCCAGACCATGAATTTGCAACAAGAATCGGGGATGCACTCTTGCACATATTCGACAAACAGTCAATATATTCCTCAGATAGTTGTTTCTTGCCTTCATCAATATGAAATCCATCAACTACATCTGCAATCTGGAAGAGCAAAATCCGGAAAGCATCTACATCTACTTCACCGTGTTTTGCAAGTTCGGCTACAAACTGGCTGTATCCACGACGAAACTTTTTACGCTCCTGTCCTTCGACAAATTCCTTGTACGATTCACTAGATGGATCGGGAGCCGTTCCTTCAACTTCCGAAAAGATGGACGTATAATCACGAAATAGGGTATGCATAACGTCCCGTAGATGCGTGAATTCATCTGCGAGTTCATGGAGTAGACGAGCATACGTTGGGCAAAACGTTGGTTCAGTTGCTGCTTTCTGAAATACAAACTTCATGAAATCATCAAGGAAATCTGTTTCATCGGAATCCAGAATCTGTTGCATAAACGTCTTTGTTGCATCATATGTTGAAGGACCAAGTTTATTAATCTTGCCCTTCACCTTGGCTAGAATGCGTTCTTCTGTTGCAACATTCATCTTTACTGCTGCACTACTGAATGCAACAACAGTAGGCGTCGATACACATTCGTCACTTCTGCGGCTACCACCGCCGCCGCCGCCACCAGCACCACCCACAGCCGGTGCATCTACGCTCGCACCAGCACTCGTGGACCCCGTTGATGCAGGTGTGCGTCGGCTACCACCACCGCCATAATACTTACCATGACCACCGCCACCCCAACTACCTGTTTTTCCACTAACGCTGCCGCTGCCGCTACCGCCTCCAGTACGACTATCTGTAATAGTGCTGTTACCACCGCGGCGCCGCATATATGTCTGATACCCGTCATCATCTGCAGCCTTACCACCACTTGATGGACGCCATCCGCCATCCCCCGACAGATGCGCAAATCGATTTCCTCCTCCGCTACCAGCGCCGCCGCTATGGCTGTCACGTTCCATACGATTCGCGAATCGTGACTTAAGAACAGCGGGTTCTGAACTGGCTGTGAAGAAAGATAGGTTCGACAACGCCGTGACTACATCGGCTGGACATTCAGATTCAGAAACACTGCTACGATAATCCAATGCTGACTGAAGGGGGTCCGGAAATACTGAACGAAAAGCGGAAGCCATTGTTAGATGGAAATAAGATTAGAAAGAAAGAAATAATACGCGCGCAATAACTACATCTTTCTCCGATTAAACATTATCAATTTTTTTGGGAGCCCGCGGTAATATAATGTATCAAACATACCTTTCCAAAAAAGGAGAAATGAAATTGGATACACAAGTAATTAAAGATCTTGAATTAGATACAATTCATAAATATTTACCATTAAAAACAATTTGGGGTAAAACATGTTTTACAGATAAATTATATACTCCATCCGATAATAATGAAGAAATAAAACAAAATCAGAAACAATTAATCGTATTTCGAAAATTGCCAGACATATGTCAAAAAATAACAATGGAATTGGATAATATTGATCAAGAAGCAATACAATCTATTGCTTCAAACAATGATCCGTTTGTAGAAGAATCATTAAACCAAATTTTCTGGAAAAAAGATACATTTGGTTCATTTTTAAATACATTTCCAATTGTGTTAAATGGTTTAATTACATGGAAAACATTAGTATTGCCCGGATTTGCTATTTTTATGCCAATTATAGCATTAATTGTGCCGTTTGTTTTTCTGAATATGACATCATCTACATCAATATCTACAAATGATTATTTAGTTCATGTAAAACATGTATTGTTGCAACAAATAAGCATTCCTTCTTTTTTAAGATCTCGTGGAAACACGGATCGAATTGGGTTTATTCTTGAATCGCTATTCATTGGTCTAACTCTTGCAACATTTATCAGTAGTTTATGGAATCAAATTACAAGTGCCATGCATTTACGTTCGATTTGGAATAATGTAAAAATCCAAGGACGTGCAATTCTAAATTTAGTATCATCCTGTCGTATTATTATAGATACATTAAAACAACAAAATATAAAATACCAGCGTGCGTTACGTCAGTTAATTGATGAAGGCGAGAAGATGTTAGAGTCTGTGCATTGTTTAGAATCTTGCGATGAACTTACTGCATTCGGGTCTGTATGGAATAATCATGATATTGTGAACACAATGACTGCATGGATTGGACGTATTGATGCATGCACAAGTATAGCATCATCGACATCAATTTGTATTCCTATGATTTCCAAAAAACAAACTGGTGTAGAATTGCATGTTGATAAAATTGCGCACCCTGAACTTCAAACATGTGTTCTGAATTCATTTTATAGCCGTTCGTCTGAAGATAACAATGTGCTGCGTACACATGCTATTATAACTGGTCCAAACCGCGGTGGAAAAACTACATTTTGCCGTGGATTAGGATTGGCAATTATAACTGCACAATCATGGGGATTTGCATGGGCACGCCGTATGCGTTGGACGCCATTCAATACAATATTTACTGCACTGGAAACAAACGGTGTGCTTGGAAATATGAGTAAATTTGAATCTGAAATTGAATTTGCCAAGACAGTGTTAGGCGCAAAGGGACGCTGTTTTGTCATGATGGATGAAATATTCCATTCTACAAATGCAACCGATGGTATAGCCGCCAGTACCGTTTTCTTAAAACAATTATACAACCGCGGCGATACGGTTAGTATCATATCGACACATTATAAGGAACTTGCGACCTTATTTGGCAGCGGCTCTGCATTGGCAAACGTATATCAAATGATTGCACACGAAAAAGCCGGCGGGAAATTGGAATATACTTACAAAATGGCTCCCGGAATATCCGAAACAAGCAGTGTCATGGAAATATTAGCTGAACGCGGGCTGATGTCGGTGGAGCCTGCGGTTAATGAATCAAATTAACATTTCTAGATTGGATAGAATAGAATAGTATGAATCTTACAGACACTTTTTATGTTTCTCTTTGCATGACAATTCTTATTTTAGGCGTGGTGTATTGGTTCTGGACACAAAATCAATACATGCAACGTAAATTGAATTTACTAGAAAACATTGTATTTGAAATTAAAACGCAAATACAAAAAGGCAGCGATATGTCGCCTGGATTACCTTCAATCCCAAGCGCCGCAGCCATTCTTGAATCTGAATCTACAGGATCCAAATACCCACCGGCTCCATCATCTGAATTAGGTGACGATGAAGATTTGCTGAACGAAGAAGAAGAGATCGAATTTGAAGAAATTGCAGCCCCAGCCACAAGTCATCGCGATACTAACACCGATAATCACAGCCCGGTGCTGAAAATTAGTGACGATATCGCTGCAATATCTGCAACAACGGATGCAGATACAGATGAATTAGCGGCTGGGCTACAGCCCGGTGGTGTAGGCAGCGGAATTCAAGAAACACCCGAAACCACGGGTGCAAAAGGCAGTGTTCTTGAAGGAATGACGCTAAAAGAACTTCAACGTTTAGCGGAACAAAAAGGCATAAATATAACCCGTTTACGCAAACCGCAACTTATTGAAGCAATACGAGCGCATTCACGTCCTTCGCCATTTCAAACAACTGAAACTACATTAGAATTATCATAAGGAGATAGCAACAAATCCTTTGCATTTTTATTTTGAGAAAACGTATGCAATTATCATAAATAATAAAGTTATTAGATAGAAATGACATCCCTTGGGTTCGCAAGTGTATCATCAAATCCCGCTGGCGCAGCCTGTTTTACAAGTTTAAACCCACATTACGCTTCTTCGGGTGCTCCCGCACGTATGGCGGATGGACGTATTATGACAGATTATCGTCCACGATGCTTGCAATACGCTGTTGCTGCAGCCGGCGCATTTGGCGAACATGACGCTCGTCGACGCATGACACATGGAGCAGAAGAACTTATGATGGCGGCTCGCGAAATGAACAATCGTAAAAACACCGCAGTGTCATGCGTCGATACAATGGTTCCCGAATTATATAAACGTGTATGCACATGGAAGGGTTGTAAAGTGATTCCCGGTAACTTCCAGGGAATTGGAACTGGGCGTATATATGTGCCCACAGCCGAAGGTTCTGCTGCAAATCCACAAGCCCTCAGTGATACAATGCCTGCTATACCACAAACATTTTCGCGCGCGGCTCCTAATATTCCAGCATCCTGTGCTATAAATGATCCCGAAACTGCGTGGTCTCTTCATGGTCCTATTGAACGCTATGGGTCGTCTGCAAAGTCGCATCCATACTCGGCTCCACGCTCCTAAACCCCTTTATAGAAAATTCCCTGAATATATCCTGAATATAATTATTTATACTTAGGAAATAGGAATAAAGAAACATGGAACACCCATCAAATGGAAAAGGTGTAGAAGGAATCGTTCGTCGTAATCCTGCGACGGGTAGTGTAACTATAAAAGGACGTATTTCTGGACTTGGTCCACAACCACAAACAATACACTGGATTGCTGCAGCCCCTGTAACACGTGGAATTGGATTTGCAGGTGCTGGTGCGCCTTACCCGAATCGTGAAATTGCATTCGAAAACACACCTCATCAAGGAAAGATTGAATCTATTGACGGTTCCTTTACAATTGAATTAAAAGATATTCCGGCTGGATATTATTCGGGTCTTGGATCAATTTATATACCTCCCATGGTTGAATTTACAAGCGTGCTTAAAAATGGTACAAAATTCGCCAGCAATTTATGGATAAATGATGTGGCTGTGCCGTATCGATGGATTGCTGGTGCACCGGCTACATTGCGTCCAGCCGTAGCCGAAGAAAACAATATAGGAAGAGCAATGTACTATAACGGACGCGACCAATTACCATTGTTTGAAAATCAGGAAGCCTTGCTACGTGCACGTGGTTATCCTGGCGATTTAGCAGGTCGTGGATGGGCGGATACGGAAGATGCAACCCCATGGTCACATACACCCTCTCCTGCGTAAAAAATTGAGTTTTTGACAACATTATATGATATAATCATTAAAACATCAAAATAAACAATAATGAATATATCATCACTTCGATCTGGATGCGTTGCGCTATGTGGCATATTTGATTTTGATATAATTACATTTCTTAGTTCACAAGGTATTCGTGTTGTAACATGGTCGCCGCAAATAACTGCGCTTATTTGCGGCGCAGCCCACAAAGATAAAATTAAATACAAAACCGCGCTTGCACGCGGTATCCCTTGTATAGATTGGATGGATATTGCGTCATCGATTCCACGGCAATTATGGACAGATCAGTACGCCCCACAATCGATTCATGATATTATTGGTCATGCGGATATTGTGCGTAGTCTGCAAGAATGGCTCATAAAATGGCGTCGAGGCGGCGGCGTTTTCCTCAGTGGACCACCTGGAATTGGAAAAACAACACTTGCGCATCTTGTAGCACGTGCGGCTGGCTATGAAATCATTGAAATGAATGCAAGTGACTGTCGTTCTGCGTCACAAATAAAAGCGCTATTTGAAACGGCTGTATCAAGTCATGTAGTTGGACATAAACGTGTTGTAATTATGGATGAAATTGACGGTATGAGTAGCGGTGATCGTGGCGGTGTAGGTGAACTAGCCAGTCTCATTCGTATTTCATCATTTCCAATCATTTGTATTGCAAATGATCGTTCCGCACCGAAATTAAAACCAATTGTAAATGTATGTCTTGATCTCAAATGTTCACGACCAACAAAAACCACAATTGCTCGTGCAATCTATGAACGAATTGTGAAGCCTCAACATCTTACAGTTCGTCTAGATGATTTAGAACGGATGTGTGAAATGGGTGGAAATGATATTCGTCAAATCATAAATACATTGCAATTTAGGGCTGGTTGTAGCGGTACAATTGGAAACAAGGATGCGA